GCAATACTTACATTCAGTCATCAGCACTCACCCTTTCGAAAGCTTCAAATGGCAAGCCTGTGCCATCTAGTAGTTTTTTAAACTCTGATTCTGTCATAACATCCTCTAAATAAGCGCAATCGGCAGAGCAAAAGTTAAGCCCATCACAGTCGACCCAAACGTATCGATTAAAAACCTTCTCAGATTTCAAACGCCACTTATATTTAGTCTCGATAAATTCAATTTCATCTGCACTGTGGATGCGTTCGATGACTTTAATTTGATATTCGTATATCTCTCCAGAGTCAAACCAGCTTCGTGTTAAAGCCTCTATTTTTCCTGTGTAATTATCCACGTAATAGCCACAATTAGGATTATTAACACTTCTAATATCTTCTACCATTTCTCTATACTTATCATCTAAAGTTAATCTAATCATCATCCTCGCCCTCCTTATTCAAATCAACCACTTCGCCGAAGCCTAACGTAGCCACAACTTCTTCGGCTCGTTCTCGTAAGCTATATGCAAACGGTTCTTCGTCAGGCCCAAAAGATTTATCATTAGGTTCATACAAATAGCTGTGCCCAGCTTTAATCCCCCATCGTGGTTCTGGTTCAGGCTCATAGCCGTATCGCAAGGCGTCAATTAGTAGCCATTGGGTTTCGCTGTTGCTATACAAAAACTTAGTTAACACTTCATATTCCGATGGTTCTGATTTATCTGACACTGTTGCCATACCCCAGAGTGTTGTGATTGGGAAGAATGAGCCCTTATCACGCTTAATACCATGTATACTAAAACCCTGCGCCTTTAATACGTTGTATATAGGTCGTGGTAACTTCACTTTTTCATGTTCCATCATTTAACCCTCCTAATGATCATCGGTTCCGGCATTGCGTTTTCTAACATTGCTACCCCTTTTGATTTACTGTTTATTTCACCTTTTCTATTACGACTTTTAGTCGGCCATTCTTTAATCAACAATCGATACAAATATTCTTTTTCGTGATAACGTGTGTATTCTTTACCAGAAACTGCACCAACTAACACATACATATTAGTTACTCCCCTTCAATTATTTTGATGGCATCTTCTGCGCTGCGTGCAACACCGTAAATGATTGGAAACTGTGTAACATATTCTGCGAAGCGTTTCTGATCTTCACGCAGTCTGCCTGTTTTCGTCTTAACTTCAACATAAAAACATTTTCCGTCCGAATGTCGGAATCCATATAAATCAGGATGTCCTTTAGGCAATCCTGTATCAAACCATCGCCCATTATTCATCATTACCTTCCCGACATTCGCTCTAAAAACGGTACAATCATGTTTTGACAATGCAATTCGTATTTCGTTTTGAATTTTTGTTTCCGGATTAGACACTTAGACACTCCCTAAACATTGATATATCAACCTTTTTGTCGAAATCGTACACTAACGTACACTAACCACAATCGCTAGATGCTTACTCTCCCAAGGAATCATACACTTAATACACTCTGACACTAATTTAAAATCCTTCTACCCTATATAGGGTAATAATAGGTATATAAAATAATGTATATATATATTAGTGTCTTAGTGTATGATTTATCTCTTTACACTTACTCGCTCTATGGATTATCCGTCGTACACTAAGCCCTTTTTTAGTGTACGATTAGTGTACGAAGTGTATGATTATTTTCGCTTATAACCTCTTTTAGGATAATTGGTATAGACCCATTCATTTTCATTATCCATAATGTACTTAATTTTCTTAGCAATTTTTCGATTTTTTATCAGATCAGCGATGCCTAAAAATTTAGCGATTTGATTACTCGATACAAAATCTCGCTTATATGCATCAAGAAATATTTCAATCTGTTCTTCGATTTCATCCACATACATAAAATTACTTCGATTTTTTTCAAGCAGTTTATTTTGATAATCAGTTAATCCGAAATCAAACCCATCGAAATAATAATTTGTAAATTCGCCCCAAAGCTGAATAACTTCGTCCTGCTTCAAATCGGTAACCGGGTGTTTAATCTGATTATCTTTATTGACCAAAATCGGTAAAAATCGACGTTCGCCGGTTTTATCCTTAAGGTAAGTCAATTCATTAGTTGTTCGCGCTAAAACAAAATTTTTATCGTAGAGTTCCGAATTGTGCCCATATGATTTTCTAAATTCTAAACGTTCCATTGAAATAAATTTTTTCAAGTTAGCGAAATCAGAATTATTAGTTGCGGTCATTTCATCGTCATTGACAATCAAAGCCCGTAACATATTCGAATAGCTATCTTTGTCTTTGAAATCCGTAAATTGATCAGTGTACCAATCAACGGCCATCTTTTTTAGTAGCGTTGTCTTCCCAGCGCCTTGTCCTCCTACTAAGTCAAGGACAAAGTCAAATTTAGTATCTGGCTTAAAGGCCTTCGCGACTGCTCCTACAAAAAACAATTTGGTCTGCAATGTTGTGATTCTTGATTTCTCAGCCCCTAAATAAGTGGGTAGAAAATCTGGCGCCCGCTTTACACCATCCCATGCTTGATGGCAAGCATTAAAATAGTCCTTAACGGGATTGTAAGTGTGTTTTCTAGCTTCGTTGACTACTGCCATTTCGATGATGTTCCGGTTAAATAAAACACCGTAGACGTCTTCTATATAGCGCATAATAAGTGGCGTATAATCGTCAATCATTCTGCCTTTTTTGATTCTTAACTCTGGTATATCCTTAATAACTGCTATTTCGTGTGTGAATTCATTAAATGCAAATGTATGAATTAACACCTTGTCGTGTTCTAATATCAAACCAGCGTTTTTAAGGCTGTTTGCTTTAATGTTGTCGTCCTTCGTTAAGATGAACGGGATCGGCATTTTAACGACTTTCTTTTCTTGCTGCATCTTTTTCAACTTTTCGACTGATTCCATTAGCTACCTCCCTTCTTCTGATTTCCTTTTTGACCATTGAATCGAACGTTCTGTCAAATTCATTGATTGGTAAACTTTTTACTGTGTTGTTGTTGGCCATTTTTGCCAATTCGTAAGCCGTTTCTAAATCGACGTTGCGGAACAACAAACCACCGATAAAACTCGCTAGAGCGTTATTTCTGCCACCTGTTTCACCTAGCCCCTTAACGATTTGTTCGAAAAGCTCAGAAGTAGCTGTTTTTGTGTCGCTTACTGTAAATTTGCTAGGATCATAATCTGATTTAGTTTCGCGTTTGTTGATTAGTTTTATAAGTTCGCGGCTAGGCGTAACAATCGGATTATGATTAAGCCATTGATACTGCTTATTTTTGTGCTCGCTGGGCGCTACTAAAACGTAGTTATTGATGTGGGCTTTAACGTCCACACCAGGAAGCCAGCCGATATTTTGCTGAATATCAATATCGCTCCTTTTAAGATAAAACAGTTGTTTACCACCGCTGGCCGTCTGCTGGGTTAACGTATCTACCAATAAATCTTTGTGTTCAAATTCATCGATTGACTTGAAGCCGTTTTTCCCGTGCGCCGTCTCTGTATCAATATCAATCACAAAAAAATCAACTGTTCTAAAGGCAATCTGCGCATACGGATATCTTTTCCAAATACGTTTAATTTCATCAACTGTCAAAGCTGGCTGATCAGCAAACTTAATTAGTGGTTGCTTATTAACCATTGGTAGAACATACATACCTTTTTCGGCATATTTAATGGCATAGTTAACTAGGTTTTTCATTCATCAAAGCCCATTAAGTAAGGCGCAGAAACGTTTAAGTAATCTGCTAAAATTACAAAAGTATCAATTTTAGGTTCACGTAATCCTTTTTCGTAGTTACTAATAGCTTGTCTAGATGTTTTTAGAGCTTCGGCAAGCTCGGTCTGTGATACGTCTCGTTCTAACCGTAATTTTTTAATTCTATTTTTCATAAATTAACCTCCGGTTAACGGGCTTCTCACCCCATTCGGCAGTCCAGACTGCGTTTATTAAAAACGGCGTATCACTGTTTTTAAAATGGTATATCTTCGTCAGCAACATCAATTTCCGTGTTAGGAAGTTCGTTAGCGTCAACTTTTTCAAAATCATATTCTTTAAACGGATATTCTGGTCGTTTCTTATTTGGTTTGACGGTTAAAATCATCTTAAACATGCCACCTTCTGCGGGTTTAAAGACCTCAACTAAATCGCCAACATCGTCCCATGCTTCATCAGGAATATCGACACCTAAAACATATGCTAGCTTGCTAATCGTTTTAATATTGCGGTCGATAACGAAATCAGGGAGTGGTGTGCCATCTTTTTTGAGTTCATCAACACCTAGGCTAATAAAATCGTTTGTACCGGTATTTTCTCCTTCAATTACCTCTGCTCTAACATTGACTGTATCCCAATCTGAACGAGTAATTTTAGCAGCCATCACTAAATATTCGCCGCTTTCTAAACCTTGGTATCCGTCATTGATCCCGTCGCTTGCAACATTCCATGATTCTTTTACGCTGTTTACTCTATCTCTAATACTCATATTTATTTACCATCCTTATTATTTGTTGTTGTAACTGTTTCTTTAACCAATGCACCCGGAATTGCCTGCAAAATTCGTAAAATATGCTCATCACTAATTTCTGACGCTTTGTATTGCTTACGAATATCAGTTGCTGTACGAATATAATTCTTGCCAATGTGTTGCGTTCGAATAACTAAGTCACAATTCCCGTTAACGACGTTATAATATTTTTGTTTTAACGCCGGAACTGGCTTTGTAACATTGTCTTCGGTTCTTGAATCCTCTCGCGAAATATAAACGATATTCATTGGCAATCCTTTTAAATCCAGAATTAACTGCTGTAACGTCGTATTGAACAGTGACCAACCTTTCCCAAACGGAATATCGCCAATCGTTTTGACGCCATTCTCAATACAGATTGATTGCTCAATTAATGTGCAAACATCTTCAATAACATCAATGACGACTGTCTTATATGAATTGGCTTCCGTTTTAAGTGCGAGAATCGACTCGTCTAGCGTGTCTATAACAGACGTGGTTAATTTGCCCCGACTGTCTCTAACGTTCGCCAACGGGATTGTAGGGCGCGTTCCCGAGTTCTTCTCATTGTCATCCGTACTTAACACAATCGTTTCTGGGAATCTGGTTGCTAAAAAACTTTTGCCACTCATAGTGTCGCCCCAAATGAAGAAATTTCTCGGCGTCCCATTTGGCTTATGCGGTTTATTTTCTGGTAAAATACTCATTTAATGAAACCTCTTTTCTTTCCGTAGAAGAAGACCCAACCTTTCTTATAATTCATAAACTTTTGATAGGCTTTGACTTCTGCCATATTTTGTAAATCCGCCGGTCTTTTACCAGCAATATTATTAGTAGCGCTATCTGCCAGAATTTCTTTGGCTCGTTCCGATCTGGTCGTTGCTATCTTTTTTAATTCAGCATCTTCAACTACTTCAATTTCTTGCACGTTGATTGCGATTTCGTGTCCACAATAAGGGCATTTATCATCAGTTTTGTAAAAGGTCCCAAAGCAAAATTCACACGTAGTTGTCGATTTAATCGTGCCATTATTATCATTTGATGTTTTGCCACCGGTTCCTTTTAAACTCCATTGCCGGTCAATCGTCGGTAGCCCGAACCGTTGAACATTGCCAACGTGGTCAATAATGACCGCACGTTTACCTTCTCGCGGATTCATAGAGCGCATAGCGAACTGCAAGAATAACGATAACGATTGAGTCGGCCGCAGCATGATCACACAATCAACATTCGGTAAATCAAGCCCTTCGGTAAACAGCTCCGCGTTGGTCACTATCTGCACGGTTCCTTCGCGATAATCCTTGATGATTTGATTGCGCTCCGCTTTTGGCGTTTTGCCCGATACAGCTTTAGCAACAATGCCATGACCGTTGAACTCTTTTGCCAATCGTTCAGCACTAGCAACATTGTAAGTGTATGCGATGGCTTGCTTACCACTTGCTAATTTTTGGTAAATCTTAACAGCATTACCATATATTTTTGGTTTAAACGCTGCTTGAATACTTTTGTCATTAAATTCACCGGTTCGATCCACAAGAATGTTAGTGGCATCGAAATCATCCGGTGCATAATAATCAACCGGCGCTAGAAATCCCTTGTCAATTAGTTCTGGTATCGGTTTACCTTGTATTAAATCTGTTGCTACATCTTCGAACCCCTTACCGTTTAAGCGAATAGGTGTGGCGGTAAACAATAGTTTTAATGCGTTTGGAAATTGCTCTAAAATTCTGATGTATGATTTAGCGAGCGAGTGGTGTGCCTCGTCAACGAATATTATTTGTGGCTCAGACATCTTCGCAACCCGTCTTGTAATGGTTTGAACCATTCCGATAGTGGTTAAATCCATATTGACGTTTTGCTCTGCAAACGAGCGTTTAACCTGATCTACGATTTCTTTTCGGTGGACAACAAATAAAATCCGACTACCTTTTTGAGTTGCCCTGCGTGCGATTTCTGCCATTATTACTGTCTTCCCAGTGCGAGGCGGTTGCTGAACAATTATTGAATGGTTGCCCCGTTTGATTGATTCTGTGATGTTATCAATCGTTTCAACCTGGTAATCGCGTAGCTTTTTTACCCCCATCGAATTGAAGTACCTTGTGTTAATTCCGCGCCTGTTACTGGCTTACCGGCTTTTAAATCAGCCTTTAACTTAGCTTTGTCCAATTCATATTTTTGTCTAAAGTAGAAAGCTGGAATATCCTTTTCATCAAGCACATTAACCGATGCCGGATTATTCTGAATTCGTACTGGCATGATTGGATCAGCTACTTTTTTGATGTCAGCTGTGTCCATTGCATACATAGCACGTTGCTTGATTGCAAGGATTGCTTTTTTAGTTCTTTTGTTGCGTTCAGATAGCTGTTTAATTGCTTCTGCTCGTGCTTCCACATCGGCTTCAAGGTTTTTAACCACATAGCCTGAATTAACGGCCTTAGATTCTAAATCGGCTTTAATTGCGTCGAATGTGTCTGCTGCTTGTGTTTCATCGATTTCGCCATTCTCAACTAATTGTTGAAGCTGTGCGAAGTCACCTGTTAATTTATAAATGCTAGCCATATTGCGCCTCCAGTGTTATAATTTTTGTATAATTTGTTTTGTTCTCTGCGTTAATCGTTGTCGCGATTAGCGCTTTTTTTGTGCTCAATCAACCGTAATACCTCCCATAGTTAACAGGAAATCTCGCTCATCTCCGTCGCAGATAATATAACCGTTATATGTCATACGTGAGTCTGATTCGAAAACTGACCGACCTGCGTAGTCATAACCGATTAGTTTATTCACCCTATTTGTGGGCGTTAAACGATCGCGTTCGTTTTGGTTACTAAAGTTGTCTTTCATTTGAAAAACTCCTTATGGTTAACTCCTACATATGTTGCAAATGATCCGATAATTAAAAGTGTCACTGGAAATTGTATAAAGCGTGGGATATACAAGCCCAAAGTGACGCTAATGATACAAGTCATGTAAAGATTCTTATTCATTGCTTAACACTCCTTTTTAAATATTTTTCATTCTTTCCAGCGCCGCATCGACGTCTTTAGGAAGGTAACGTCGCTTAGTTTTGCTGATATAAACCGGCTGTAATCCACCGCGAATAATCAATTCGTCGAAGTCTTTCTGGTCGATGTTCGCATGTTTGACAGCATCTGCACGGTTCATGGGTCGTTGCTGTCTGCTGATTATTTCATCAGCCATTTGATGTGCCAATTCAATCACTTCGGCTGCGATCATCCGTGATGCTTCTTCACTTATTAGTGATTGCATGGTTAGGCCTCCTGGATAAATATTTATTTAATAAGTTTCAATGCGCCCTTCAAATACATAGACAATTGTGTAACTTTGTCTAAACCATTTTGTAAAGTTTCCTTAGAATACTGATTAGCTAGATAATGACAGTAGTCACTTTCTCGCTTAACATTCTTCTCCATGCCTTGTCCTCCTGTACTTCACTTATTCTTCTGATTCAAACTTATATAGAATTTCAGATACTCGTAACGAATTTTTAGCAAGATTTAACGCAACCTGACTATTAGGGATATATTTCCCGTTTTCGGTTACCGACCCGCCACCGTCAATTGCTTCAAAATCAAATTTAATTTCATCAAGTAATTCCATTAATTCACCATCTAATCTATCCATTTTAAAAACCTCCGTTTATCTTCTATTAATGTTCTTCGTTCCAAACACCATACTTAATAGCAAATTCCTTAACAATCGCTGTATAGATTTCAATCAACTTGTTGTCATCATTGATTACATCTAGTTTCGATAACTTATCTCGAGTGGATTTACATACACCTTCATCAGCCATGCGACGACGTTTATTTGTTTGTCGAGTCTTTAAATTTACTTTGCCACGACGTTCTAATTCTGTATAAATTGCACTTTGAATTTCTTTATAAGCACCATATCCGCCTTGAGCTTGTGCAATCTTATTGATTAATGTGCGAGAATCTTTCCGCCAGTCCGTTGTGTTCAAAGCCACAATTTCTGAAATGCTGTCTACCTTTTTATCAAGTTGATTAGTCGCTAATTCTTGCTTAGCCAATGAATCAAACAAACCTTTGAACATTTGTAATTCTGGGCTTAAGTTCTTAGTGTCGATTTTGATTTGAGCTTCCATTTGATTGAATGCTTCAATGTATTTCAATTTAAATTCCAAAGCTTTTTTGCCGGTAAAACCCATCCCTAGCAGTGTAAATCCATCCCGATTCATATAGATAACTCGGTATTGTTGTTTATTTTGGGGATGT